GAGATACGCCAACCGGCGGGACATCATCATGGCCCTGCTGGAGGACGGCAAGGCCTACACCTTGAATGAGGTGGATGCGCTGATTGAAAAGTTTATGAAAGGCAAGGTGAGATAAATGGCTCTTGGCGGAGGTAACTGGCTGACCCAGAACAAGGTCCTGCCCGGCAGCTACATCAATTTCTCCAGCGTGGCAAAGGCATCCGCCACTCTGTCTGACAGAGGCTATGCGGCAGCGCCCTTTGTTCTGAGCTGGGGCCCGGAGGGTGAGGTTTTCCCCGTCACCTCTGGTGAGTTTCAGAAAAACAGCAAGGCCATCTTTGGCTACGGGTATGACCACCCCAAGCTGCTGGCCCTGCGTGAGATTTTCCAGCACGCCACCACCGTCTACTGCTACCGCCTGGGCTCCGGGGCCGTCAAGGCCTCCAACACCCTGGCCACGGCCAAGTATGGCGGCGTGAGAGGCAACGACATCACCATTGTGGTGGCCGCCAATGTGGATGATGAGGACCTCTGGGATGTGACCACCTATGTGGACGGGGTCCAGACAAAGGTGGAGCGCAGTTTGGATGACATCGCCAAGACCACCACAGGCACAAAGCCCGGCTCCACCACGCCGACGGCCCCCACCCCGGACAAAGACCTGACCGACGCTGTGGAGGCCACCACCGAGGCCCTGCTGGCCGCAAACTCAAAGCTGGCCGAGATGGTGCGGCAAGCCAATTCTCTGGTGCTGTCGGACAACATGGCCATCTCTCGCAGTGTGGCCGCATCCGGCACGGCACAGGTGGCCGCAGCCGCCAGCAGCTACCACCGGGAGGGCGACACCAACATCACCCAAAATATCTACTCCAGGGCCCAGACGGCGGCAGACCTCCAGCGGGAAGCACGCTGGGAGGCCGACCGGGCCAAGGCCCAGAAACGATGAAAGGAGGGCACCGAGATGCCGTTCAGAAAAGACCATTTGCAGCTGGTCACGGATGCCGGGGCCACTCTCGACATCGGGTGGGACTACGGCACGCCCTACTCCCTCGACCCCATCAATGGCGTAGATGTAAATCTGCAAAAGGCGCAGGGAGTGAACCAGATCGGTGAAACGGTGGAGCGCCAGAGTGTGGCCGGGGTGAGCCGTGAACTCATTATCCACTGCCACAGCTCCCACGGCGACGCGGATGCGGAATTACTGCTGGAAAAGCTGCCCTACTTCACCAGCGGCACCATGTACTTCGAGGACAAATACTTCTGCCGGTTCGTGCTCTCCAAGACCCCCTACACAAAGAGCATCCACCCCTACCCGGTGCTGGACTTCATGCTCTTCTGCCCGAAACCCTTCTGGTACAACTTGCAGGCTCAGAGCTTCTGCATCAACGGCTTTGTGCCATCGTTCAGGCTGCCCATCAATTACAGCACGCCCCATCGGTTCGGCGTGCGCACCTCCATCGGCTGGCTGAATGCCTATAACCCCGGGGCGCTGGCGGTGCCCTTTACGGCCACCCTCAAGAGCGATGGCGCTGTGGCCAACCCGTGCGTGCTGAACATCATCACGGGCCAGAGCATCCGCATCCTGACCACCCTGACCCCCGGGCAGGTCATCGAGATCTACCGCACCACCACCGACAAGCTGGCCGTCAAGCGGACAGAGGACGGCACGGAGGAGAACATCTTTTCTTTGCTGGATGAAGATTCCGACCTGCTGGAGCTGGCCCCCGGGGACAACCTGCTCAAGGCCACCGCCGACAGCGGCGAGACCAGCCTGCAGGTGACAGTGCGCTTCTATCCCATGGTGAGCGGTATTCTGCCGGAGGTGATCTCGTGACACTGGATGTCTTGGATGAACTGACCCTCGCCCGGCTGGGCCGGGTAGAGATGTGGGTGAGCCTTTACTGGGACGAGCCCTACAACACCGAGGGAGAGTTCACGCTGGAGGTGCGCCCCACCGAGGAGAACCTGTCCCTGCTCCGGGAGGGCCGCTGGCTGCGCCGCAGCGACAGCGATGTGCCCATGCGCATCTGCCACCGGAGCAACGAGAACACCGACAGCAATCTGGTGGTCACCGGCTTTCCGGGGACGTGGGTCTTCACAAAGCGAGTCTGTACCGCCATCGTGAAGAACGAGAACGCCGAAGCCGCCATGCGCAGGCTGGTCAGTGCAATGCAGCCGTGGCCCAAGCTGGAGCTGGGCACGCTGGTGGGCTTTGACACCACCTACACTGCACAGACCTCCGGCGGCAGCATCATGGACTACCTGATGACCATCGGCGCGGCCTGCGACCTGGGCTTCCGGGTGCGGCTGGCAGGCAAGAACGCAGACAAGAAGCTGCTGTTTGAGGTCTACCGGCCCACCGCTGACCCAAACCGCCGTTTTTCCACCAAGTGGGGCAACCTGCAGCAGGCTGCGTGGGCCTTTGGTGACAGCGACTACGCCAACGTTGCTGTGGTGCAGGGCGCAGGCGAGGGCGAGAACCGGGCCACCGTGACCGTGGGCCTGACGGATGCCACCGGTGCAGACCGGCGGGAGCTGTATGTGGATGCCCGGGACGTGCAGCCGGACGAGGAAAAGGGCGAGACCACCAAAAGCCAAGCCTACCTCGAGCGGCTCATGGCCCGGGGCACGAATAAACTGCTGGAGCAGCTCCGCACCGGCAGCATTGAACTGACCATCGATGCTGAGGGCCTTTCTCCCGGTGACGTGGCCTTTTGCACCATCCCGGAGCTGGGCTACAAGGCCACCGTTCGGGTGGCCGATGTCATCACCCAAAGCCAGAGCGACAGCACCACCCGCACCGTGCGGCTGGGTACGCCGGTCTGGCGCAAGCTGTAAGGAGATGATCTTTTGAGCAAAATCGTTTTATACCCCGCCAACGACTACGACTTCGATGCCGCAGACGTGGCGGCCTACCTTGCGGGCCTCACCAGCGGCGTATTCAGCTCCGCTGAGGACTTCCCGGTGACAGCCGCAGGCGGGCTGAAGGTCACCGTGGGGGCGGGCCGTGGCTGGGTGCACCCCAGCCGCTTCACCGGCTACTCCATCACCAAGCGGGAGGCCGACACCCTGACCATGCCGCTGGCCGACCCGTCTCTCCCCCGCATCGACCGTATCGTCATACGCTATGATGCCGGTGCCAGAGCCGCCAGCCTGCAGGTGCTGCAGGGCACGGCATCCAGCACACCCACGGCCCCCGCCATCTCCCGCACCAAGCTGATCTACGACCTCTGCCTTGCCGAGATCACCCGCCCGGCAGCGGCTACCAGCATCACCACGGGCCAGATCACCGACACCCGGCTGGACGAGGCGCTCTGCGGCATCGTGCGGGACGGTGTGACCGGCATCCCCACCGACGAGCTGCTGGCCGCTGCCAAGGAGCGCATCAACGCACTGGAGGAGACGGCCAGCGCCGCCGCCAAAGAGGCCGCCGCCAGTAAGACCGCAGCGGCACAGTCGGAGGCCAACGCCGAGACGTACAAAGAGGCCGCTGCCACGTCGGAAAGCAACGCCGCGGGCAGCGCCTCCGCCTCGGCCGGTTCCGCTGTCGCAGCCGCCCGGAGCGAGAGCGCCGCTGCGGGAAGTGCCACGGAAGCAGCCGGTTCGGCCAGCGCGGCGGAAAAGTCCAAAACGGCGGCGGCGACATCTGAGAGCAACGCGGCCAAACATGAGGAAGCCGCCAAGAAAGCCTCCGATGAGGCCGGGGCCAAGGCGGGGACAGATAAGACCTTGAGCATTGAGAACGCACCGGCGGATGCGGCGGCGGTAAGAAAGCTGATCGAAGAATCCCTTGCCGCTCAGCGTGCGGAGGATTACGCCAGAATCAAATTCTGGGCCAGCAACGACTCCACCAGCCCGGCAAGCTTTATCGGCGGCACATGGGAGCGCGTCGAAGGTGAGTTTATCATGGGCGCTTCCAGTGCCTACCCTGTGGGCACCACCGGCGGCAGCGCCACCCACACCCAGACTACTGCCGAAATGCCGAGCCATAGCCATAGTGGCAGTACCGGCAGCGCTGGTTCCCACAGCCACAGTGCATCCACCGGCAGCGCTGGTTCCCACAGCCATAGCGGTACGACCGGTTGGGCAGGTGCGCATAGTCACGCTACAGCGATGGAGAGATATAGTTCGGGTGATAGCGCAAATTTTTATGCACCCCCCAGTGGCAGCGCCTGGAACCCAGAGAAAATCTCCACCGATTCCGCAGGTTCCCACACCCACAGTTTCAGCACGAACAGCACAGGGGCGCACAGCCACTCTGTGAGCATCGGGGACGCTGGCGCTCACACTCATACCGTGAGCATCGGCAGCACCGGCAGCGGGCAGGCAATGGACATCCTGAACCCTTACTATGCCCTGTACATCTGGGTGCGGGTGGATGATGCCGCATGAAAGGAGCGCACATGAAAATTATTGACGAGACTGGCATTGTGCTGACCACTGAGCCGGATCTGGAAGCGGGCTATCTGGTGGAAGATGTCCAGATCATTCACCATGATGCCGTAGAGGGCACAGCTCCGCAGTGGCACAGAGAGACCGCAAAGCTGCCGGACGGCTCTCTCGCCATCTACTACCGGGATGGTAAAGAGATTGGCCGGGACATGGTGAAGGTCATCGATGTGCCCGGCGTTGACCCTCAGCCCGCCTGGGATGAGGAAGTGCCGGTGCAGCGGTACATCCGCTACACCGCCGAAGAGTTGGCCCAGCGGGAAAAGGAGAAGCAGGAAGCCCAGCAGCGGCAGGAGGTACTGGACAAGCTGCCCGAAACACTGGCCGCCCTGCAAGCCGCCCAGGCAGATGCGGATGCGCTGAACGTTGACCAGGCCTACCGGCTGACCCTGCTGGAGCTGGGGATCACTGAGTAAAACCCTCTGCCAAGAGGATGATAACATTTTAAGATGGGGCACTGCCCCGGAAAGGACAAACCTATGTTGTACCGTACCTGTAAACGCATGATCGAACGCGGCAATCTGGAGGGCATGAGCACCAAGCTGGACGTTTTCTATGCCGCAAGCAAGTTGACTGATGACGAGTACAAGGAGCTGACCGAGCTGCTGGCCGAGAAGGAGGCGCAGAATGCCCAGAACAATTCTTGACGTTTCCCGCTGGCAAGGCAGCATCAACTGGGACAAGGTCAAGGCCAGCGGCCTTGTCTCCGGCGTGATGATCCGGGCCATGGGAAACAGCAAAGAAGGCAAACCCAGCAAGCCATACATCGACCCCTACTTTGCCCGCAACTACGCTGAGTGCACCCGGCTGGGCATCCCGGTGGGCGTGTACGGCTACTTCAAGGCCACCACCAAGGCACAGGCCGACAAGGAGCTGGCCCTGTTCAAGCAGGCGCTGGGCGGCAAGACGTTCCAACTCCCGGTGGCTGTGGACATCGAGGACAAGCTGCAGGCGGCCCTGAGCAAGTCCGCTCTGACCGACATCGTGGCCCACTGCCTGAGCGTGGTGGAGAGCTGGGGCGTGTACGCCATGCTCTACACCGGCCTGAACTTCGGGCAGACCAACCTTTACATGGGTGGCACGGCCCTCAAGCCCTACGACGTATGGCTGGCGGCCTATCGCACCAAGAAGCCCGCCCCTGACTGGGCCTTCGGGATGTGGCAGTACACCCGCAGCGGAAAGATTCCCGGCATTGCCGCAGGCGTAGACCTGAGCGTGGCCTACAAGGACTACGCGGGCATCATCCAGCGGGCCGGGCTGGGGCAGGTCAGGGGGTGAGACCGACGGCAAGTTATCTGATTTCAGATGCACCATACGCACCCTGGCTCTCAGAGGTTCTAGCTACACTGGAAGAGCACAAGATCGACCGCATCACCATAGCAGCGCCTCTGGCAGACGGTGAGGTGTTCACGGGGTACTACAACATGAATACCCAAGACAAGGCCCTGCTGGCATCCAATATCCAAGCAGATGCCGTTCTGGATGCGGTGTGTCACAACGGACAGCGCATCCAGCAGGCGTGGGAAGATGACGAGGAGGGGTGAGACCGATGTGGCAGTTTATCACGGAGTATTGGGCCGGGTGGCTCTGTGCTCTGATCGGCGGCGCGATCCTTGCCGCCATCCCCAAGATCAAGGCCCTGTGGGACGCGGTGCTGGCCCTGCTGCACGACCGCATCTATACCGAGTGCTACCGTTTTATGGAGCTGGGGTACATCACCCGCGACGGCCTGCGCAACCTGAATTACCTCTACAAGACCTATCATGTGATGGGCGGCAACGGCACCGGCACGGAATTGTACAAGAGAGCCTGCGCTTTACCCATCCACAACTGAAGAAAGGAACTGACATTATGAACGCACACATCACTGAGAACAACACCCCCGCCATCCCCGCCGCGACCATCGCCCGCACTGTTGTGCTGGCACTGGCCCTCGTCAACCAGCTGCTGAGCGCAGCAGGCAAGCCGGTGCTGCCCATCGACAGCGCCAGCGTGGAGCAGTGGGTGACGGCTGGCCTGACCACCGCTGCCGCCATCTGGGCATGGTGGGAGAACAACAGCTTTACTCCCGAGGCCATCCGCGCCGATGAGTTGCTGGATCAGATGCAGGGGAAGATCAAGTAAGAGTACATAGCAACAGCCCCGGGGAGCCTGATGGTTCCTCGGGGCTGTTTTCTTTTGGCATGTTTCGGCATATTCCGACGCATTCCGCATTATCCGGCACATTCTGACATTTTCCGGTTAAAGTTGGATGGAAAGGATGTGCAAACAATGCCCGATGTGAAAATTACGGACTCCCCTGCCCAGCTGGATCAAATTCTTAGGCCTCTGGGGATTACCCGAAGCTCAAAGAATTACCGAGTTCTCTGCGAATGTATGGCTCTGATCTGTGAGCAGGAGGATCGGCTGGAAGCCGTACAGAAGGAGATCTATACCCCCATCTCAGACCAGCGGCACTGCAAATGGTCCGCCATTCAAAGTGCCGTCCGGCGTGCAGCAGAGAAAGCCTGGGCGCTGAACCCCGAGGGCGTTCAGCAATTGGCTGGCTACCCACTGACCGGTGCACCCAGCGCGGTGCAGTTCCTGGAGATGCTTTATAATGCCGTGGTGAGAGGGTAACGAAAAGGCTGCCATGCGAGCGTGATGCGTGGCAGCCTTTTTTTTGTTGATTTTTGCATAGTTTTCCGCAGAAAGTGGGTTTGACTGTGGGTTACAACAAAAGAAAAACACCCAGAAACTTACGTCTCTAGGTGTTTTATCTTGGTGGGCGCGGGTGGATTCGAACCACCGAAGCTGAAAAGCAGCAGATTTACAGTCTGTCCCCATTGGCCACTCGGGAACACGCCCAGATTCTGTTCACGTCCGTTGCCGGACGACTTGTTTATTTTATCAGACTGCGGGCGATTTGTCAACTACTTTTTTCGGATTTTTGCAGCTTTTCTGCGGAAGCTGTCGGCAGGGTCAGTTTTGGGTCAGATGTTTCCGGCGCTCGTAATCCCGCAAGGCGGCAATGGCTTCGCCGGACATGGGGTAGAGGGCAATGAAATTGAATATGGTCATCAGGCCGATGCCCACGTCGCCCAGATCCCACACCACAGTATAGGCTTCCAGGCCGCCCACCATCAGCATGACAAGGGCCAGCACTTTATAGGCCGTCTGCCAGCCCCAGCGGTCGCCAAAGAGGTATGCCACATTGGAGCGGGCATAGAACAGGATGCCGATGAAGGTGGAGAAGCTGAACAGCGCCAGCGTGATGGCAATGAACACCACGCCAAAGCTGCCCAGATGGTACTGCGCCGCTGCCTGCAGCAGATCCATGCCGGTCAGCCCAGTGGTGATATTTGCGGGAGCCAGCAGCATCATAAAGGCAGTGCAGCTGCAGATGACCACCGTGTCGATCAGGACACCCAGTGCCTGCACAAAGCCCATCTTCACAGGATCATCGCAGGAGGCAGCCGCTGCCGCACAGGGGGCCGAACCGCTGCCTGCCTCATTGGAGAACAGGCCGCGCTTGACACCGTTCATCAGCACCGCGCCAAAGCCGCCCGCGGCCACCTGCCGCAGGCCGAAGGCTTCCGAGAAGATGCGGCCCAGCACAGCGGGCAGCTGGCGGAAATTTACCGCAATGATGATGACCGTCATCACGAAATAGCAGACCGCCATGATTGGCACGATAACATCCAGGCTTTTCACGGTGGCATCCTTGCGCAGGACAATGACCGCCGAGAGCACCACCAGCACCACCGTGGTCACGATGGGCGGGATGGAGAACGCATTGGCAAAGGCAGAGCTGACCGAGTTGCTGATGACCTGGCTGATGCCGCACCAGCAGATGAGGCCCGAAATGGCAAACAACACCGCGATGATGGAATGATGCAGCTTTTTGCCCCGCTTGCGCTCGGCCAGCACATGGATGTAGTAAGCTGGGCCGCCGCGCTGACCGCCATAGAGCGGGTCGGGCTGCCGGTACTTCTGGGCCAGTGTGGATTCCACAAAGGAGGTGGAGGCCCCCAGCAGGGCCGTGACCCACATCCAGAACACCGCACCGGCACCACCGGCAGACACTGCCGCCACCACGCCCACCAGATTGCCCATGCCTACCCGGGTGGCCGTGGAGACGATGAGCGTCTGAAAAGAGGAAAGGCTGTCCATGCTCTGGTTCTTCTCGCAGACAGCGGCGATCATATCCCGGAACAGCCGCACGGGCAGCAGCCGGGTGCGCAGAGTGAAGAACACGCCCGCCGTGAGCAACAGCACCGCCATCAGCGAAATGCCGATGCCGCCGCCCACCGGCAGGGTGAACAAATCACCCCAGAGCAGGTTGTATACCGTTTCGATCAAATGGGACATTCTAAGGAGCCTCCTGTTGTGTGATTACTTTATTATAATACAGCACTTCAGGTTTGTAAATCAGAAAATCCCAGCGCAAGGAAAACAAAAAATCTGAACCTTTCTCTTTCGAGAAAAGGTTCAGATTCTCATTGTTTGGTGCGGATAAGAGGACTTGAACCTCCACCGAGTTGCCCCGATTAGAACCTGAATCTAACGCGTCTGCCAATTCCGCCATATCCGCATATTCTGTTTTGTTCGCGGGCCGTTCAGCTCGGAACGTTAGTTATTATACCACAGCCACAAGAAAAGTCAAGCACTATTTTCAAAATTATTCGACAAAAAAATGTTCTAAATTTCGGGCACTCCGTACAGGGGCATTTGGGCCGGAATATGGTACAATAAAAGCTGACCGTCCGGCCTGTATGCCGCCGGGCGAGTAATGACGGAATGAGGGAAACCGAATGTTCAATGTTCTGATCTTCATCATCGGCGCGGGCATCATGTTCTACATGGGCCTGCGCAGTGTGCTGCAGCGCCGCCGCTTACAGCAGAAGGGCCAGCGTGTGGAGGCCCGGGTGGCAGGCACCGTTCAGAGCCGGGACGGCACGGCTTATCTGCTTGAGTTCGAGACCGAGGGCGGCAGCCACCGCCTGCACTACCCCAAAGCCGCCAAGGGCAAGGGCTTTGCCAGCGGAGAAACGGTCACGCTGTACTACGACCCCGAAGATCCCGAAAAGATGTATGTGGAGGGCGACCGCTCCGTTCTGGGGGCCGAGATCCTCTATTTCTGTCTGGCCGTTGTGCTGCTGGCACTGATGGTCAGCTTTAGCCGCTGAGAGGAGGTCACCGCAATGGTATTGGAACATGTAGGAATGCCCCAGCCCGGGGACTGTCGGGTGGTATTCTCCGCCAGCGCCGAGGAGCTGAACGCGGCCATTCAGGCCGAGCAGGCCGCAGAGAACCCGCCGCAGGCGGAAGAGGACCTGCTGACCGCCGCCGTGAACCGGGCTATCCTGACCGGTTTTTCCACATTATATCAGGAGCTTGTGGAAAAAGAGCAGCTGGTGCCCGTGACCGATCCGGATTTTGAGCTGCTGGCCGTCAACCGGGCCGAGGGCTTCCGGGCGGGGGCAGAGTTCTACTGCCTGCCGCCGCTGGAGCTGGAGCGTTACACCGGCTTCACCCAGCCCATCCAGCCCCGGCCCATCCGGCAGGTGAGCATTGAGCTGGAAGTGAACACCCGGCACGGCGATGAAGACCGCGCCGCCGATGCCGCAGGCAAGGCGGCCCTGCGCCAGCAGGTTGCACGGGAGCTCTATGCCCAGCGCTGTGCGCAGGCCAAGGCACTGGCCCGCCGGGAGCTGATCTTCCAACTGGGCGGCTGTGTCAAGGGTACCCTGCCCAAGGATCTGGTCTCCGGCAACTATTTTGCCGAACAGCGGAACTTCAACCTGCGGCTGCAGGCCAACAACGTCAACTTTGACCAGTACCTCAAGGTGCGGGGCCAGACCGTGGAACAGTTCCGCACTGAGCTCCACGCACAGGCAGAGCAGAAGCTGCGGGGCAGTCTGGGCCTTCTGATGGTGGCCGAGCGGGAACACCTCTGGCCCACCGATGCCGAGGTGGAGGCCGCACTGGCACACTGGAAGGGTGAGCGCACCTTCCCTGCCAACGATTTCCGCAAGGTGCGGCATGGCATCGCCAGCCAGCGGGCGGCAGAGTTCGTGGAAGCCCACTCCACCCTGCTTCCCCCGCCGGAGGAACCGGTGCTGGAAACCATCGCATAAAAAATGGGAGATGCCGCTTGCTGGGTATCCGTAAAACAGTTTTCGAAAAATGACACGGCAACTGCCTGTCAGGATTGGTTACGGAGTACCCGGCTAGGCCGAGGAAGCATCAAGTCCCATGTCCGCACCGTTAAGGTGTTGGGTATGGGGCTTTTTGCATTTCAGGAACGTATACACCTCTGGAAAGGTGTAACACACTAGACTTTGTACCAAAGTCGTGTGCCAAGGGTGCTGCGCCCCTTTGGAATCCCTGCTTACATCGCCTGTGGGCGATGTAGATTCGCCGCACAGAAAGCTCTCACAAAAGGCACACCCGGCTGTCTGCGGCGAGGAGAAGGCACTTCTGCGGAAGTGTAATAACCCACTATGACACTTTCATCCCTGTGGTCTGCAAAGTGTAGTGGGCTCTCCGAGGGGGAACGGCTGTATAGAGTGCGTTTCGGGCAAATCGCCGCATACGTGTATACGGAAGATGGGTACGCACGTACGCAGTAAATCGGCCAAGTTCTCCCATGTAGAGGGTGTAATTTCGATAAAGAACGTGGTATAATTGACTCAACAAATCGATTTGTGGAGGCGATTATTTATGAAAAAAGAAACCAAGAAATCTATCTTATTCTATGCAGCTTCTGCTCTGTTATATATGGCTTCACTTATTAGCTTCATAAGTGGAAATGATAATTCTATGGCTGTTGTATGGTTGTGTCTTGGTTCATCATTTCTTTGCCTTGGCTCGACGCATCTTTGTTTAGGTTTGTCTCGTAAGAAAAAGGGAAACGACAAAACCGATGCAAGCAATAAATAAATTCCTAGTATATCGCACTCACTCCTAAGCAGGGTTTGGGGCAGGCACGCCCCAACAAGAAGCTGTCCCAAAAGGGCAAGAATTTTCAAGAATTGAAAATTTGT